CTGTATAGTTTGTGACCTTTTTCTCTGATGAGCTCTGCGGTGTACTGGGGTTCTTGATCCCATTGATTCCACCAGAACTTTTCATCCAAGTCAATGTCACATTCTACAGTATAAACTTCGTAATGTCTATGAGTATTGACTCTGGCACGAAGTAGAATATTTCGAACGATTGCATCAACAGGGTTCCTGTCTACTGTCTTGCCAGCAATCATATTTAACAAATTCAACTTGTCCCATTCTTCGTACTGTGTGATGGGCACAATACTTTCAATGCCATTCTGATCCCAACTAAAAATAAATGCGTTTGTTGTCATGACCACCTCAGCAAAAATAACAAATAGTCCTGTTCGTCACGGAATCTAAACGTTCTATCAACATTGAAGTACCATCGTGACCATGCGTCAGTATATGTAGGTTCGGGACCAAATTGTTCTGTGCACCAAGCAAATGCTGCTTGCCCGTCTCTGGGCAGTTTTGATTCGTACCATTTAGCACGACTGAATTGATATTTGCTTTGTGTTTTCATTTCGGGTCTGTTGGCATCAAGCGTTTGGGCAAGATTATCTATTATTTCTATGATGTCGTCTTGTTTCATGCCCACCTCAGTGCAAACACCAACGCATCTTTCTCGTCATGAAACTTAAAGGTAGTGCTGTAGTAATCCGACTTGGTAGTCCAACGGTCAGATAAATTTTGTCGACACCAGTGTTTGGCCTGTGTTACTTTTTGATCATGCCAGTAGTATATCGAATTATCGTCGCACTCGATTCGGATCGAGCAGGGAAATTCTCTTTTGAGTTTTCGACGCTGATTGCTGTTCATACCATATTATAAACGAAAAAGGCCGCCTAAGCGACCTTTTGGTTTCTTACCGTGTTGTGTTTAAGCAACAAATACTTGAGCACGGCTACCGGTACGGTCACGAGCACTGACAGAATAAGCACTACGGCCTTCTGTGTTGACAGTACGAGCAACCTTCAAACCAGCTTGACGAAGTTCAGTCATTCTTGCACGGATGTTACGAATGCCAAAGGTGGCATCAGCTTGGCGAGCGCTAAGAGTGCGGCCTGTACCACGCAGATATGTTTCCAAGAACTGATTTTGAGTAGTTGATAATTTAGTAAACGACATTTTGTTTTCCTTTAAGTATTGTGCTAACCTTGTTAGCATATGGCAATTTTACACTATAAATCTCAAGTGTGCAACTGTCAGTTTTGCCTTTTATACAGCGTTGCGATCAGCCGGCATTACTACCCAACCCAGACGAGCCAAGTCAGATTCAATCTCTTCGGTGACTACACTTTCAGGTACATAACCATTGGGATACGGCAAATTCAAACTGGGGTCATGCCCGGTATCATTTTGAATACCTGAACAATACCAGTCAATGTAGTCGCCTTTCTGCTGCATATTGGCAACAATGCCACCGGCCGATCTCCAACTGCAACCCCAAGTTTTGTTGGTCAAGATAGGCCACATCTCTGCTTGCTGAAATTCGTTATTGCACATGGCAGCATAAAGATTTTGAGCATAGACATCACTGGCCCGGGCCTTTTCCAAAATCCAATCAGTACTACGGAGGTCATACTCCATATTGTTTTTGGCCCATGTAGGATCAACCATGTTTTCTTCGTCTTGCTGTCGTGCCGACTTGTACATGTTTAGGTAAGCTTCGCTGGGCTCTTCACCTGCTTCTGTACAGCGTTTGACATACTGCTCAGCTTGAAAAGTATGTCGTTCAGGACTCTTTGAAAGTTTGGTCATTGCAACTTGCGGTCATGGTCAGAATTCAACTGCTGAAAGAGCTTGGCGGCCAGTTCAGGATCTTGTTCAATCAATTCGTCAATGTACTCTTCGTCGATCACTGTGCTGTTGGCTTTGAGCTCTTCAGGAGTCATTTTGGCAAACATGGTTTGAATTTCGGTCATCAACGAATCAAGTTCTTCTTGAGTGCCATCAAAGGTGTCGAACGCACCTGGCATGATTTCGATTTTGAGTTTGTTTTCTTCTGACATGTTATTCTTTCTTAGACAGGACCACAGAACCATCTTCTTTTGCATCCCAACACAGAGTGTCTCCGATGACCCATCCTTGAGACTCCATTATTGGGTCAGGAATGGGCATAATCAACTCACCGGTGTCGGGGTCTTCCTGCAACAAAATTGACCAAGTGTTTGTATTGATCTGTTGGATATCTGCCTTGACACTAATGGGATTTATATTTGATTGCATTACAACACCGATACTTGTGTCACATTCATGACTTTGAAACTACGCCACTCCTGTTGGTCTGTGCACCACACACTGATCACGTCAGGATTGACTTTCTTTTCTTTTTTTGGCTTGTCTGGATCCACAGCAGGTGCTGGTGGAATCTTAGAGCTGTTGAGCGTACACGGCATGGTTCTGACTTCGCCGTTTACTTTGTTAAATGTAACACTGCAAACATGTTCTGTCAACATACTTCGCAACCATTCATTTCTTTCAACTGCGGTGTTGCCTTTGAGATCAATTGTTTTCATTGTTTAACTCCAAAGTGTTCTTTAATTAAACTTGCTCCGAATTCAGGATCATAAGGAAACGGTTCGTCCTTCCATTTAACTAGTTCAGCGGCACATTCTCGAACGATTAGTTCGGCAAACTTTTCGGCATGGTCCACACCCATCCATTTGCCACTAGTATCAGTGCCTGCTTGTTGCATTAGTTCTTTAATTCGCATTTTGGCCAAAGATTGATTACGTATCTTTGCAAACTGTTCGTAACCTTCTCGGGTACCTTCACTATAACCGCCATCACCTGCGTGGATGTCGCCTCCGGCCTTTAATTGTTCATTCATGATTTTAATGCCTTCAACAACATGTCTTTGCTACGGCCATCCAATGACGCTTGTTCTGCATCGTAAATAAATTTGGTCATTTCGTCTAAAAATTTCTTCATGGCTATTTCTCCCTCAGGTGTCCAATTGCTGTAACTTCGTCCAATTGCACTGTGATAATAGAACTTGCTGTTCTGCATCATTTCGTTGATGCCACCGTACATGAGTTCTTTGATAGCTTGTTTTTCCATATTAAATTTTCTCGCCACGATCAAACCCGCGGAAACGGAGAAAGCGCGGAAAACGTAGGCTATAAGTGCCATCTTGATTTTGTGTAATTGCATCTGCACGTACTTCCGTTACCATTTTAATACAGTCGCGTTTGAACTTCCAAAATTCATCGCGTTGTTCGTCGGTGAATCCGCTGCCCACGTTGACACAAATTGTTTTGCCATCGTCGATGCCTTCGCATACCAATGCGCCCAGTCGACCTGCATTCTTGCCTGTGCCTTCTTCAACTGCTACCACAGTCAACGACACTTCGATAAAGGGCTTGAGCTTGAGCCAAGCCACACTACGTTTACACTTGTAACCTGCTTTGGGATCTTTAAGCATAATGCCTTCATATCCGCCAGCAATTGCCATAGCGTTAATTTCTCGATAACGCTTTTGCCCTGCTGGGGTATCCAGGTCAACAAGTTCCTGCGCCACAACTGTTACATTGGGCAATGCCGCTTCGTTGGCTGCATGCCATGACATGAGCCATTCGCTACGTTGTTCTTGTGTAGCAGCACTTTCACCGGTTTCAAACTGTGCCAACGGCACGGCATCAAACAAGTTCAACACAGCATCATTGGCCTTGGCACTGCTTTTACGATGAATTTGTTTCATCAAGTCTTGGAATGTACCCGACATGATTTCACCGTCCAGAACCATTGGCTCTGTAAAACCTTGTGCAACTTTGGCAAGTTGTACTTTGACGTGCGGAAAGTTTACCAGTTCCTTGCCATTGCGGCTAAACTGATCCACCCGCCCATCAGGGTACACAATAGTAATGACACGTACTCCATCCAGCTTAACCTCGATGAGTTTGGGCCCTGAAACTTTAGACTCGTGATTAGCACTGTCATGAGCAAGCTGACAACTAAAAACAGGAACGCTGTACTGGGCATAATTTTTTTCTGTCACACGATTGATTGTGCCTTCTGTAAAGCCGGCACGCATGTCTTTGATCAGGATTCGACGATACCAACCGTTCCATTCTGCTTGAGTGGCCTGTGCCATCAGTTTGGCCACAGCATCTCGAGCAGCATTGCCGGTGCAGGATCGATTGACAAAACGCTGAACAACAGAGTCAAACGATTCCCAGTCGAGTCCGGGACCATCGGCATCCGTTTTCTCTGACACCTTGGCCACGCCAAAGGTGATCATGCTGTCCAGAGCCAACCGGCAACCGTTGAAGAATTCAGTGTTGCCAAATTGAGCCTGTGCAAGAATAATGGCTTCTTTATTGAGACGACTTGTGTGCATCTCAATGTCGCTGATTACTCGCCAGGGTGCGTCAAATTTTGTCATATTAGACTGATTCCTCTTGATTTTCTTGTACCGCAATGGCTTCAGCCAAAGGCATCAATTTGTATTTGAGTGGGCCGTACACTGCGCCGCAGTACCAAACACCATCACGCATGATGTAGTAGAATTCGGCACTGTAGTCACTGACATGCTCAAGGAATTGTTTAAACGAATTCACTGAACGGAATTCGACACCTGCTGTGCCGCGATCACGACCGTAGAAAATAGTGATGTCATCTGCAGGTTTTTCAAAACTGTGCTCAACGCCATCGGGGACCACAATGTTTTTCTGCAGGCTAGAGATGTCGCCCAAGGCCACCAGGTGATTGGCCCGGGCACTGTCATAATGTTCTTGCAGGATCCGACCATTGTGTTCCAGATAACCGTCCCAGTGGCAATAAACGAACTTGCAGTTATCGCCATGCATGACGCCAATTAAGCTACGAGTACCCATTTCTAACTCCTGTTTGTTGCTGTCTATGTGTTTATTATACAGTCAAATTCGAAATTGGTCAAGTACCCGACCAGCAAGGCGGGTTTCTACCACTTGATCCAGCTGAGCTGCAATGATCATGTCGCGTACAACTATCGCGTCGGTGCCAAACAAAAGTATTACCGCATCTACTTGTTGTGTAGTTTCACACTTCCATAACAGATCGGCAATTGCTGATTGAACTTTGTTAAATCCTTTGACATTAATACTCATGTATTACCTTTAGTCGGCCGTGGCCATTTCTTCGTTGTAAGTTTCTGCAATTTCTTCTGCCAGTTCTTGTGTCGGCACACGGTCCAACACCAGGCCCAGGCGATTGCCGCCCTGCACTGTCCGCCACGCAACCACTTCCCAGCAGTTGCGATTTTGGTTGTACTCTGCGGTGTAGATCATGGTGATTCCTTTGTTGCTATAGACTAATTATAACACCAAACGGTGCTGCTGTCAACCGGAATCAGATTGGTCTTCAAAGTGCAACTTCAACATTTCTACACTTTTTTCAATGGTGCATTCTACAATGTCCTGCTGGAAAGTGGTAAATGCACAATGTCTAGGTGTACTTTCAACCACACGAATGCACTCGGCCAACATTAATTCTGCAAATTTTTCTAATACTGCACCGCCCACTCCAGGGTAAAAACTGCCTCCGGCGGCCAGGGCCAGGTCTTTAATTTTTTGTTTCATTGTTGGTTTCCTTGTCTGCAGATCCCAACTGGAAGCAACGATATTTGTTGCAAAAGTCAGATGGTTCTTGTTTTTTGTTGTGTAGTGTACAATATCCGTTACCGGTATAACGACCTTGCTGATCGCCATTAAATTCAAAGTAGTGGCAATGGTCACAACAAAGACCTCGTGTATCACATTCTGGGCACAGTTCCAAGATTTAACCCCATTTTAAAATAAAAAACATGGCATCCTTTTCGTTTTTAAATCTATACTCAAAAGGTCCAGTACTCCAACGAGGATTGTTATATCCGTCATTCCTGTGTCCAAACTGCATTGAGCACCACGCTGTCATTTCGTCTCGGTCTTCCCACCAGTCACCGCCTGAATAATACACAGTGTATTTCTGTGGAGCAAGTTCTTCTCTTACTCGCATTTCGAGAGTCCGAGGTCGTCGTTTGCCGTCCATCCAAGTAAATGTATTTGGGTGCATGCTCTCTATATCGTAGTTGACAATCATCGGCCTACTGCAATCAGTCGTGTGCGAAGATTGTTTAAACTGCTTTGAATAACAGTCAGTTCAGTCAAGGCCTTGGTATAATGGCCGTTGGTATGCTTTTCGTGACTTAACGTTCGATCCACACCCATGGCCATTTTAACATTGGCGATGGCTGTATCAACTGCTTCAATTCGTGCTTCAAGTTTTTCTAAGTCTGTCATTTTAATCCTCTCGGAACATTTTAATCATTGGGCCATCAAGCGAATATTCACTCTTAGGAATACACTGTTCCACATCCTCAAGAATACGCTTGAGTTCGTCAATGTTGATTTCAAGGTAATGAATTGATACTTCGGGCGGAATGCGCCGTCCTTTAAGGTCAACCAGCATCTGTTCCTTGCCGGCGATTGTGACTCGCAGATTTAGTGCTACGGTTTGGATGTTCATTCTTGCTCCATAATTTTCTTAATTGCTTCAGGCAGGTACTTACGCATTTCTTCCATACGAATGTATTCACCATCAGTACCGGGTTCACCAATGTATGTTTGATGATCCAACCATTCAAACAGGGCTTCGATTTGCTTTTCGTTCATTCTTCAACTCCGAAATGTTCTTTAATATTAAATGCACTTAACTTGCTACCAGAACCTAACCATTCGTGATCTTTGTTTTTCTCACATTGAGCAATACATTCCTGCACAATCAACTCGGCGAACTTTTTACAAAATTCATCAGGAATGTTCCAAGGACCAGAGGGCATGTCTTCAACAGCCTTATCAGCAAGTTCTAGAATTCGTTCGTTCATTTCAATAGTCCTTTTTGTTGCCACTGTCTTCATTGTTGCGATAGCCCGCAGTATAAGCCACAATCTCTTGGGCAGTCATGTGCTCCAAATCAATGAGTGGGCTATTGTAAGTATGATCCACAAAATAGTGTGGGTTGTATTCGCGACCGTACCAGCTGTCTGCACTGCCGCAATCGTAAGGACCACCGTGACGTTCGTCGTAATAACCGGAACAGTTGATTGCTTCTGCTAACATGTTTGGCTCCTTTAGTGAGTGTTCAGTGCAGGATTGAATTGACGAATAAGTTCACGCTCGCGAGCGTGGGCTGGCTTACGGCCACGCACAAATTCAACAACACCGTAGTCATGTGCATCCACACCGTATTCGCGAATACTGTTACACAGAGACCAAGTCTTGTTTTCTGTCACAGCACGGCGAATGTGCTTTTGAATACGAACTCGGAGTGCTTGTCGAACTTGCTGACCGCAGACAGTGATACCAATGTATTGCTCGTTGGTGATGATGTTGGTAATAACATACACAACATGCTTGGTGTCTTGACGACGTTTGCGAGTAACTTTTTTGCTGTCCATGTATGTATTATACCCGGAATTTCGTTCTTGGTCAACCAAAATATTGCAGCAAAAAAGTAGTACTTTAGTGTAGTGTTACCCCAGATCTTGCAATGAGATCGGAACTGTTGACACCAAACATGTCTAAAATGCGTTGCACATTTTCAGGTGGAGTATCATATAAAACATCAGGACCAAATACTGTTTTTAAATTGCCATCACTGTCAATTAGAAATCCAAAATCATCTTCTGCAATATCAAACTCAGTAAGATCATTATACTCTTCTGAATACTGTTGTTCGGTTCTTTTTGACATAATAAACTCCTATTACTGTTTATTTAAGTGCTCGATAATCAATGATTATCGCAATAGTTAATTAATGTTAAAACTGCTACCGCATCCACAGGTGCCATCGGCATTTGGATTTTCAATTATAAATTGACTTGCCATTAATTCATCTTGGTAATCCAATATTGAACCAGTCATATATTGCATACTCATAACATCAATCAACACCTTAAATACACCAATATCAATTTGGTAATCATCATCATTGAGATTGGTGTCCAGTATAAAACCATACCGGAACCCACTACACCCTCCTCCGTGTACATAAGATCGCAAGTAAGTTCCAGGTTTTTCGCTGTAGAGAATATCTTCTATTTTCTCTACAGCAGAGGCAGTTACAGTAATCATATTATTTGAATAAAATCAAACTCATTACCACAGTTTGTGCAACAAAACCCACACAGTTGGTAGCAATGTACAAAAAGTTTTTCTCGATTAGGCTTTTAAAGAACAAGGTAATCAATGCCATCCACAAAAACAAAACCAAGTCTACTGGTGGCAATTGATCAGTTTTGCTCAACAGAACCGAAGCCAAGGTGGGTGCTGTTGCCAGGTGCATTAACACGATACTGAGCCAACCTAGAGTATGAGCACTGAGTTTTCCCAAATGTTCTTTGAAGAACTGAAACAACATAACAGGAAAAGATTGAACAAAATTAATAGTATTTGAAATCATGGTATAACCTTATCGATAAAAAATGTGACGGCCTACTTTGGCCACTTGTTGGCGATTCCAGCCGGGGTTGATATAATCTCCGTGAAAATACAGAGCCTGTTCTAGACTGGGTAGTCTAAATCCTTCCAACAGCACTTTCTTGGCCACGATCATGCTTTCATTATATACTGCCCGGTTAATGGGTTTCATTGTGGTCGCTCGATCACAATACCAGCTGAATTGGCAAACAGTTTTTTCATAAAACATGTTTTTCTGGTATATTGTTTTACAAACGTCATTGGGAAAACTGCCGCTGTTGACTCGGTTGATAGTCACTTGTGCCACAGCCACTTTGCCTTCAAACGGCTCATTGCCGGCTTCGTAATAAATATTTTTAGCCAGGCATTCCAATTGACGATCTCTCAGCTCGGCTGTTATTTTGCTTTCTTCAATTTGTTCAATTTGACCAAACTTTTTTGTCATGGTCCAATCAAGCAATTGAAAACTAAAGTATGTTCCAATTGCCATCAACAAAATAACTATACCTGCTTTTAGGTATTGCAGAAATTCCGGTGGTGCGGCAATTTCTGCACGACTTGTATTGTAAGTCATTTCTATCTCCTTTGCGGTGGTATGAACGTTGCTACAATCATTGTAGCACTAGTTCTATTAGAAATCAATGATTTCGGTAACGGTCAACAGACCGGTCGTGTTTTTACAACAGTGCTATATGCAACAGGATCCAACTTGGTATAAGTCGGAACACCTTTGTTGGACAACATGGCAAGGTTGTATCCTTCGTTGATGCCAGCATTGATGGCTTCTCCGAATATGTCGTCAGTGAGCATTTTTCTCAAAAAGTCACTGTATTTCAATTCCATTGGATCATTCCAAGCATTGTGCAGTTCCAATACAAAACTGGTCACACTGTCTATACTTCCAATGGGTTCTGCATAATCGATTTGTGAACTTTTTGAATTTTTTCGTTCTGTCAACAAACGATCAAACACTGCTGCAAATCGTGTCTGTCCTTCTGCAAGCAACTGAACAATCACCGGGTTGGTAGAACCAGTCAGTGCAGCGGTTGCAGAATTAATGGCAGCAACAGAAACAGCGCTCTCTATTGCTGATTTGAGTGCTGCACCTTGGGGCGTGGCCAAAATTTGCGTTTGTATAACACTCAATCGATTGATATTGTCTGTGTAACCCTCGCCAGTTATTACACCAATATAATCGTATATGCTGGGATTTGCAAACACTCCAGTACCAGAACCAATTTTGCCAATTGCATTAGCAAACAATTCGTTTGTGCCCAATGCCCCTAGGCCGGTCAATCTAGGCACTGGACTGGTTCGTGTGTTCAGATATGTGTCACTGAGATCCTTGAAGGACGAAAATCTTCCGCCAATATTAGACAGTTTATTTGACAATGCAGTCAATGATCCTCCGGCAGCAACTAACGCATTGGGAGAAAACAACTTGGTAGCATCTAACACTTGCCCTAGGTTTTCTATAAAAAATGCCGATTTAAAATTGGTTACAG